AGAACTATAAACCCCGTAAAAATCAAGCCTAATGCTATTGTAATGGAGATGAGAGGAGTTAATCTTGAGTATATACAGAAAGTTCCAAATCTATATGAATAAAAGGCACCCTGCACCCTCCCCCTTGGAAAAAGCTCACAATGGTAAGACTTCTCCTAATCACGACTCTGAAAATTTTACAAACAAAATAACACTAATAGAATTGAGTAAAGAAATATCACCGGGTTGGGAAAGATATTAAAATTAACAATGGAGAGAGAATGAATATAGTGGTGTTGATAGTAGGGATTATGATATGCCTCGGATTTAAAATTTTCTTTAAAATTTTATATAGGAGACTTGGGAAAAATTTTCCAGAATCAAAATCTATAGATTTGGTGGATAAGGATTACTTTATGGAAAGAATAAGAATTATAGGTGAAGAAAGGAATGAATTATTAGAAGAGATAGAATGGAAAAAGGTCTAAAAAAAATTTTCTATAGAATTTAAAAAACGCAAGTAGTTGCGTTTTTGGGAGAAAGGATGAATGAGAAATATTTAGTTGAAAATGAATTACATTTTAGAATAGGTCATAATATAGATAAGCATTATTTAAAAGCAATGGAGAATTCTGGGGAAGATCCTGAGGTGATTATAGACAGAGATGCCAAAGTCTATTTTGAAGCTGCTGTTGGTGATCTATATAATAAAAAAGAAAATTATAAAACGCGGGCTGAAGATAAAGAGTTTATAATGGATCGGTACGATCTCTTCGTATTCTCAAAGGAAGACTTGGAGATGTTTATTTACAATGAAAATAGAGCTTATGTTAGAAGGCTTATAGACCAGGGGGATTTATGAAAAATATTTTTTTGCCAATAGGCAATTATTTTAAAGAACTGTTTCGGGCCCTGGGGTTCATAAATAAAATGGGAATAACCAGAGAGGAGGCGGAAGAGAAAGTAATGAAGGTGTATAATGCAATGCCGAGACAGACAAGAAGAAAAATGTATCGGAAACTTAAGAAACAAATAGAAAGGAGAAAAGGATGAAATCATTAGGCAACACAGATCAGAATGGCGCAAGGAAAAATGTAAAGGATATTGTAATTTTTGGAGAAGATTTATTTAAACTTCTGTCAAAAGCAAGTTCCGAAAAAGAAGGGTGGATGAAATCCACAAAGGCAATGGAAGTTCCTGGAGGTTGTGTTATTCAGGTAACTACGCAGCAATGGGACCAGGTTGCAGAAGCAGTTTGCTTTGTTCCTGGAGTAATGATTCGGGAGAATGGAACCAAAAGAGATTTAGTGGGTTTAGGTACGAAATATGTTTAAAGAATATAGAAGGACAGCCATTGCAGAGATGATGCCATGGCAGGAGGGATTTGATATGAAAAATATATCAGTTTCTGAAGAGGATAAAAAGGCTGGATCACCTAAAGACGGTGATATGATTGCCAGAAATCCGAAAAATCACAATGATAAGTGGCTTGTCGCAAAACAGTATTTTGAAGATAATTTCGAGGAGAAAAAATGAGAGCAAGATTTTTAAAGAAATGTAAGTGTAAAGATGATGGGTATGTAAAATTACAAGAGGCAGAGACTACTGACAGAATACGATATTTCGAACTGACAGTAAATTGCCGGGAGTGTGGGAAACCATTTAAAGAGATTACTCCAAAGGGCCATTTCAGAGGTAAGGTCCTTTTTACAGACGCAAAACCTAAGGAAAAGAGGAGGAAAAAAAAGAAAACAAAAAAAAATCCGAAAGAAATCATATATGAAGATAAGGATTTAGTTATCAGTGTCGATCCTGCAGTTCCGGAAAAAGACCGAGTGGTTGCCCGAAGCAAGGAAAACTTTGTAAAGGGAATGGCCAGAAAACAGGGAAAGATAAAAGAGACAAAAGATCTAAGTGGAGTGACTTTTGACAAGGATCGAAACTAATAAATTTTATGATAAAATTCTGCAAGAAGCTTCGGCCCTGGATGTAAAGTATAACACAGGGAACGAAGCTTTAAGGCAAGCAATGAGAAAACTGGTACTAACGGATCGCTTTTACCTTGGTACCCGTGTTCTTGGCCGTGTAGATGCAGATAACGATTGGGTTTATAAACAATGCCGAATGGTTGAAGCTGAGCCTGATGGATGTTTGGATTTATGGGCTCGTGAACATTATAAAAGTACAATCATATCTTTCTGGGGATCTATACAGGAGATTTGTTTGGATCCGGAAATAACAATTGTAATATTCTCATTTAACAGACCTATAGCAAGAGCTTTTCTTAAAATGATAATGAAAGAGATTGAAGATAATGAAACATTGAAATGGTTATTTTCGGAAATCTTCTGGTCTAACCCGAAAAAGGATTCCAGGAAGTACGGATTTAGTTGGTCAGCACAGGAAGGAATTTGTGTTAAAAGAAAAACGAACCCGAATGAGCAGACTCTTGAGGCTTGGGGCCTTATTGATGCTCAGCCAACATCCAAACATTTCATGTTACGTATTTATAATGATGTTGTAACAGACAAGACTTGTCTAACGCAAACAATGAGAACAAAGGCTACCGATGGGTGGAAACTTTCTCAGAATTTAGGTCGTACAAGGTGGGATGATGATGCCCCTGGCCGTATGTGGCACGAAGGTACAATCTATCATATGTACGACACATATAATCATATAAGGAATTCTGGAGAAGTTAAAGTAAGATTATTCCCGGCTACAGAAGATGGGACATTACTCGGTAAGCCTGTATTTATGACAAATAAAATGCTTGCTGCAAAGTATAAAACAATGGGTCCTTATATCTTTGCTTCTCAAATGTTAATGGATCCACTACAGGAAAATAAACAGGGGTTCAAAGAAGAATGGATTCAATATTGGCCGGGAGTAATATTTAAAGGTCTTAATATTATGATTATATGTGATCCAGCTTCAAAGAAAGGGAAGAAAAATGATTATACTGTTTTCTTTGTTATTGGTCTTGGTCCTGACAGGAATTACTATGTTATTGATTTTATTAGGGATAAGTTATCACTTACGGAACGTGCCACTACGCTATTTCGATTGCACCAAAAATATGATCCGGTATTTACTGGGTATGAAGAAGTTGCAATACAATCAGACCGTGAACATTTTGAGTACGTTATGGAACAAAACAACTATCGGTTCCATATTACGCCAATGCACGAAGGGACAAATAAACAGGCAAGGATTCTTTCATTAGTTCCGATGTTTGAACAGGGTAGAATATTCTTCCCAGAACATTTGTATTACACAAATTACGAAGAAATGAATATTGATCTTATAAAAACCTTTAAAGAAGAAGAATATACGATATTCCCATTTGTTGAGCATGATGATATGCTCGATTGCCTTGCAAAAATAAATCATAAAGATATATTTATTCCATTTCCGGAAGGAAGTGAAATTAGTTTATTCACAGGGAAAAAAGAAGAATACGATAAGGACGAGGAGGAATATGATGTCTTCGCAATCTAGGGTATTACTACCTATTGGTGAAAAAATTAAAGAAATTAAGAATTTAGATGCAAGAAGAATATTAAGAAGTACTGAAGAATATTTGACACCATTATCATTGAGGGTTATTGTAGACTATATAATATTATTGGAGGGAGAAAATGGCAGATAGATTACTCGAATTGTTGGCGAAATGGATACCGGAAGTAGCAAACGGAATAGCTGATGGTACTTTAACAGCACTTACTGGTAAGAATTCTGATGAAGTTGCTGATAGTTTAAAAACTTTTATCGAAAGTGATAATTGGAAGCGACCTGAAAGGCAAGGGTCTTCTTCTGAGACAAAAAATATAACTTCCCCGGTAGCAGGAGAAGAAAAAAAACTAAGTGCACCTAATACCTTTGCATCTGATTCTGGTACATTAAGTCCGGGAGAACAGAAAGTTAGTAAAACTCCTGAAACGTTTGCGGGTCAAAAGACGAATATGTGGACGGGTAAAACAACCGATATGTCTGAATCAGAGAATAAACTTGTTAATAGTTTTCTTGGGGCTGATGGAAAAATGTTATCGAAGGATCAGGTAATGGCCTTTCCGGATTCGGAAAAAGAAAAAATGCTTTTTGATTTAACTGGAAAAAAACCCGGAGCTAGTGGAGTGGATCTTGATCTTTCAAGATTGCTTTACAAGGCTACGAATTTATATGAAAAAAATGTTAGGAGGTAGTCATGTCCGAGTTAGACGCTCTAAATAAGAGATATGAAGCTCTTGAAGAAGAGAACAGGAAACAACATCAAATCTGGACTGATATTGCAAAACATTTTAACCCATCTTTATCTCTTATGTTTGATAAGGATAATACAGAAGAAGAAGAGTATGCAAAAGATATCTATATCCAAACCGGGATAGAATCAGCAAATACAATGGCAGATGGTATTGTAGGTAATATGATTTCAAAAAGCACTCCTTGGGTAGGAATGTATGCTCTTGATCCTGATGTTAATAAAAAGAAATCAATCCAGGAATTTTTTCAGAAAGTAAATTTTGGAATTCTTTCAGCGCTTTCAAGAAGTAATTTTTACAACATAATCCCATCTTACACGAAAATGGGTATAACAATAGCAACAGCGACAATGTTTGTTGAAGAGGACATCAATTCAACAAATGTCGTATTCAGTATGAAACATCCGAAAGAAATTTTCATAGATCATGATTGGTATGGGAATGTAGACACTATTTATCGAAGAATAAGGGTTGGAGCTGCTGCTGCAGCAAATTATTTTATAAAAGAAAAGGGTAGGTTGTCTAAAGAGTTACTTAAAAAAGCAGAAGAAAATCCTTATGAACTTGTGGATATAAGACATGCAATGTTTCCAGCAAAAGATGAATGGTTCAAATTTCCGGGAGTTAATGGATCTACTGCTTCTGTTTATTGGCAACCTAATGAAAAGGATGTTATAAGAGTTGGTGGATTTGATCATTTCCCGGGTGTATCTTGGAGATATAGGCTTGAAGGTCTTGAGAAATATGGTAGAGGTCCATCACATGATGCCCTTCCTTCTATGCGTGGAGGAAATGTTGTAAGAAAGACACTATTGCAAACAGGACAAATGGCAGGTGATCCACCTTTAAATATCCCGGAAGAATTTAAAAACAAAGTCCGGAACAAACCAAGGGGAGCTAACTATTATAGAGACCCTGGCCGTGTAACTTCCCAATGGAAGGTAAATACGCATTTTCCAATAACATTAGAAATGCAGGAAATGATTAAGAAAGAAATCCAGGCACCATTCTATATTGATTATTGGAAACTTCTCTCACAATTAACTCAAAGAATGACAGCGATGGAAGTATCAGAGAGAAGAGGGGAAAAAGCTACATTAATATCTACACCTATAGCAAAATATGAATCTGAGGCTTTGGATAATATGCTTTATAAAGTATACCTGATCGAAGAAAAAAATGGGAGAATGCCTGAAGTTCCAAATGAATTAACTGGTGATGTAGGATGGGAATATAATGGTCTCCTTGCACAAATGCAGAAAAGATCGTTATTGAATGATGGTATAAGGTCAACTTTAAATGATCTTGAAAGGATCATGCCTATGGCTCCAGCTGTCGGGAGAGTATTTAACTGGCCTAATGCAATGAGGGATATGGCACTTAATAATGGATTCCCTGCAGTTAATTTATTTAGTGAACAGGAAGTTGAACAGCAGATGGCTGCAGAGGCTGAGGCTGCAGCAAAGCAAAAAGGAGTTGATCAGATAGAACAGTTGGGAAAAGCTGCTCCAGGATTAAATCAACCGCTCAATCCAGATGGGATGATGGCAAAAGTATGAGAAGTTGGCACCTAAAAAGACAGTTATCAGAAGAAGATGAGCAATTCCTTCAATCTGATTTTATAGAAGTATTTTCAAAACCAATAGGTCAAAGAGTTTTAACAAAAATTCTTACTGATTTGCATTTTTTTAGTAGGTCTGAAACAGAAGAAGAGGTTGCTTTAAATAATTATGCGAAGCAACTTATGTCTTATTTTGGAGAATGGGATGTAGGCTCAGAAGAGCTTATAGTATCAAAATTAATAGGGAGATAAAAGAAATGATGCCACTTGAAACCGGACAGGGAGTACCAGGAGCAGGAGAAGGGACAGGCGCAGGAGCAGGAGCAGGAGCAGGAGAAACAGTTGAGTATCCAAAATGGATGGCTCAAAACGCAGGGGATAATAAAACAAATGAACGTCTTTCACAGTTTGGGACTATTGATGAAGTATCAAATGCCTATTTGAAAACAGCTGATGAACTTTCAGAATTCAAAAAAGGAAAGACTTTTATACCAGGAGAAAATGCTACTGATGAAGAAAAAAGAGCCTATTTAACATCATTAGGAGTACCAATTGATGCAAATAGTTATAAAAAAGTTGACAGCAAGCTACCTGATGGTATAGGCTATACAGAAGAAGAGGCTGCATCTTTTAGGGAAATGGCTTTTAAAAACAATTGGACGGATAAGCAGTTTGCCGAACAACGGGCATGGGAAGAGCAAGCAACTCTTTCCAGGATAGAAAAAAATGCTAATGCTGCAGCTGAAGCTAAAGCAGAGATGCAAAAGCATTTTCAGAAAGAATGGGGTAGCGATTATAATGCTAATATGAACCTCATGAGTAAAGGTGTTAAGGGGTTTGGTGGTGATGCCTTTTTAGAAAAATTGGGACTTGCCGGTAATTTACCGGAAGTAATAAACTTTCTCGTTGAGAAAGGTCGTTCCGAAGCGGACGACACATTGTTGGATGGCCAATTCCAAGAGAAGAAGGAAACGACTCCTCCTGGACAAATAAAATATCCATCAATGAAAGGTTTGTAAGACCGGACATATACATTTCAATAACCAGCAGGAAGTTGGATTGATATCAATGGAATTGCTCTAAAAAAAAATTAGGAGTAATTATGGCAACTATTGTATCGTTGAATCCAACTCTGTTGGATTTAATCAAACAGCTTCATGATGATGAATTCCTTCCAGTAATCGATACCCTTGTAGAAGAATTTGAGGCGCTCGAAGACATGGTATGGGTTCAGGCTAATGGCTTAACTACACATACTTATTTGCAGACACTTAATCAGCCACAAGGTACATGGACTGGAATTAATGATGACGTTCCTGACGAAAGAGCCCAGTTTAAAGAACTGGAAGAGGAAATTGCTATGCTTGAGGCTTATTCCTCAGTAGACGATAGACTCGTTAGGATCTCGAAAAACAAACAAAGGCTAAGATCTAATCAGGATGGTCAGTTTATAGCTGGTCTTGGGAAGAGTTTTGCTTCTGCTTTTGTCAATGAATTTACCGATGGTAAAAGTTTTGTTGGTTTAAGGGGGAGGCTCAATAGTCTTTCACAGGATATGGTTTATGACGGAGGCAGTACTGGTGATAGAACTTCATTGATGTTTATGCAGTGGGGTGAAACGAAATGCCATATGATTTATCCACCTGAATGGAAGCATGGTCTAAATAAAGAAGACCTTGGTAAAAAACTCATTACAAGTACTGCAGGTAAAAAACAGATGTGGGTTTCACATTATGAACTTGCTGCTGGTATGTGCATAAATAATGAAAAAAATTATGCTCGTATAGCCAATATTAACCCGGCGGAAGATATTGAAACAAGCGGAGTTGATGATCTTATTATTACAGCTTTAAACAAAATGCCGGGAAGAGGCAAGGGTGTTGTAATATATGCTGACACTTCTTTGCTTACACAGTTTGATATTGCTGTTAAAGATAAAGTAAATGTCAATCTAAGTGTTACTGAAGCATTCGGACGACCTATAACTTCATTCCTTAGTCACCCAATCAAACTCGTAGATAAAATTGGGGTAAATGAGAACGAAGTAACCTAAGGAGGATATACATGCTATTTGATAGAAAAGTAATGTTTTGTGATGATGAAGCAATCGTTGCAAACGGTGATGTTGGGGATGTTATTAACCTTAATGATCCTAATCTGGATCTCCATATAGGGGAACAGGCATTTATTGGTATAGTTGTCACTGAAGCTTTGGTTGCTACTGGTACTGGAGTAGTATTTACCATTAAAACTGAAGCTACAGAGGGCGGATCTTTTGATAACAACCTTATAGTATCAAGGGAATATCTGAAAGCTGAATTTATACCTGGAGCTGAGTTTAAATTACCTATCCCTGATGGCTGTGAGCAGTTTATTAAAATAACTTCAGTCGTCGATACACCTACAGCTGGTAAAATGACAGCTGGTTTTGTAGGCTAAATCACATGGGGGAGCAGGTCTACCTGTTCCCCTGTTTTTTTGAAAAACGCAAGTAGTTGCGTTTTTGGAGAAATCATGGCAAATGAATTAGAAATTAAAAACATGGCAATTCTACTTGTAGGGGAATTGCCTCTTTCAGACCCAGATGAACAGAATAAAGTATCTACAGCAGCAGACACCTTTTTTAAACAATGCCTTGAATCTGCATTATCAGAACACAATTGGACTTTTGCAAGAAAGAGGGCGACATTATCTGCAGATATAAATGAACCAGCCTTTGGGTATAGTACAAGATTTGCAATCCCTGCAGATTATAATCATATCGTTATAGAAGATACTGATGAAGAAATAGACTTCCGGGAAGAAAGCGGATACTTATATTATAATGGAGAGACAATGAATATTGTTTATATCTCTAATACAGTCGAACTTAGATTATTAAAACCGAAATTTGTTGATGCTTTGGCTGAACTTTTAGCCTCTAAAATAACTTATGTAATGACTTCTTCTGAAAAGATGATGGTAACTCGTGAACAATTATATGAGAAAAGATTGCAAAAAGCTAAAGGTCAGGATAGTGAAGGTATTGGTCTTATTCAGGATAGTGATAGTTGGGACGAGGACAGATAATGGAAGATTACCAGATATCATCTTTTAGCTCCGGGGAATTAACACCAAGAGCAAGTGGGAGAATGGATACACCAGCTTATTTGAGTGGAGCGAAAAGTATTCACAATGGTATAGTTCTTCCCCAAGGTGGAGTTACGCGAAGACCTGGTTCGGAAAAACTTGATCAGGTTTCCGGGAGACTGATTGATTTTGAGGGAAATGATGTAGTTGGGTATGTTCTTGCAATTACAACAACAGAAATTAATATTTACTTAGAAGGTATTTTATTTGACACAGTTGCTGTTACCTGGACACAGGCTCAAATAGATTTATTAGATTATGCGATATCAGGGAATATAATGTTCTTTACTGTTCAGGGGGCTAAAACAAAACTACTTACATATATAACTGGTATTTCATTTTCTATTGCTGATTATAATCCAACCTATGTTAATTGCGGAGATTATGATAATCAAGATCTTGCTGGTGCTGATCTGAATAATTGTGCAGGATCTGTTACATTTTACGAAGATCGTGCCGTTTTTGCAGGGTCTATAAATCATCCAACACATATATGGGGGACAGAAGTTGGTGCATATGATAGTTTTTTACAAACAGATCCATTAAATGATAATGATTCTTACGAATTTAAAATAGCAGATAGAATAAGTCCTAAAATAGAATGGATAGTTGGTGCCAGGGGTATTTTTTGTGGTACAAATAGAGGAGTTTATAGCATATCTGACAGCGTATCAATCTTGACTCCAACAAGATCTTCAATCCCGAGGAAAAATTCATCTTATCCTGTAGGAAATACAACAGGAATACAACTTGGTGGGGAATTATTCTATATACAAAAAGGTAAAAGAAAAGTAAGAATGGCTGGTTATGATAGAGATAAGGATATTTATCTTACTCCTGACATAACAAATCCAGCAGAACATATTACAAAAGGGTTAATTAAAGAAATAGCAGTTCAGACTCTTCCAGAAACTATTTTCTGGGCTGTTTTAGAAAATGGAGAGCTAATTACATTTTCATACAATATGGAAAATAAAGTAAATGCTTGGTCAAGACATACTACAAATGGACTTTATAAGTCTATATGTATCGTAAGAGAGGGAGAAACCGAAGTTGTTTATACTATAGTTGAACGAGACTCTATCGATTATTTAGAAAGATTCTATCCAATAGATTTTGATAATCTTGAATATAAATATGTTGATAGTTCGGTTGAAATAGAATTTGCACCAGCTGCAGATATCATATCGATTACTGATGGAGCTAATATAGTTGTAGAATCAACAACTCATGGATTGCTAACAGGTGATTTTCTAAAAATAATGGATACTGGAAACGAAGATTTTGATTATGGTATTTTTGGTGTTGAAAAACTTACTAATGATACATTCAATCTACTTGATGAAATCACAGGGCAGAAACCAGTTATTACTTCTTTCTCTGAGATTACAAAAGGGACAATCCAGAAAGCAGATAATGTTATTACAGGGTTAGACCATCTTGATGGTAAGGATGTATTCGTTATGAGTGGGCCAACACCTGTGGGTCCTGAAACGGTTGTTTCAAATGGAATAATAGTTGAAGGCAGGAAAACAGAATTCACAGTTGGATATAATTATTATTCAGACATAATCCCAATGAATCTTGCTCTTGGTAAAAATAAAAGGAAAAGGAATATCCATGTTACTGTTGAAGTTTTGGATTCCCTTGGGGGGAAAAGTGGAAAAGATGAAGACCATCTCAATCCTTTTGTATATGAAAAAACAATAACCATGGATAATCCTCAAGAATTGTTTTCCGGATCCATTAGAATGCCCCATTTAGGAGGGAGTGAGTTTGCCGGAGATATACTTATTAGGCAAGATATCCCCCTTCCCCTTACAGTTTTATCTCTGGCAGTTGAAGTGGAGGTATTTTAATGAATTTTTTATTAGCAGCTTCGTCTTTAACGTCAATAGTAGGTACATTTGCTGGAATGGGTGCTTCTTATGAAAGTGCTAAATTGCAACAATATAATAATGATGTTAATATATTGAATACCAAATTAGGATATACTCAAGCTAAAGAGCAATCTGAAGAAAATAGAGATGCAGCTTTAAGCAATGTAGCAACAATGGGTTTTTCAATGGAGCAATATAAAACCCAGCAAGAAAAATATAAAACAGATTTATTAAAACAGCAATCTTCACTATCCGGAACACAAAAAACTATTCAAGGAGCAACCGGGATTGGTGGTGCTGGAACAAGTAGAAAATTACACCAAGACCTTGTAAATAAAGTAAAAGAATATACTGATATAATTGATTCAAGATTAGTTGTAACCGGGACCTTTGATGAGAATGGTACAAGAATAGTTAAGTCTCAAATGGATCAAATGTTATTAGATCAGGATACGGCAAAAAAACAAGCAGCTGCATATGCTCAAGATGTAATTGATTATACCAATGCTCTTGAAGATTTGGATAATATTGATAAAGGCGAAGAAAGCGATAACATATTTTCTGATATAGGTGATGCAATGTATGATTCAATTACTACTGCAGGCGATGTAATACATGATGCAGCTACTGATATTGGTGATAAAATTTATCATCTTTTCACTTAAATGGAGTTATGAATGGTTTATAATTTAAATAACAGATTAGATGATAAAAGTTCTTTAAGGCCTCAGGAAATAGAGGTTCTAAAAGCGAGACAAAAACCTATTCAAATACGTGAGGCTATAAGGAAGCCAATGGACACAAGGCCTAACTCCCTTGCTCTATTTGCTACAATGTTAAACGGAGTTGCCAATATAGGCAGGACAGTTGCGGGGGTGATGCAGCAGAACAATGCTGCAATAGCTGGAAGAGAATATGATAAGTTTTCTACAAAATTTGATCAGGAAATCGCTTCATTACAGAATGAAGATCTTGCTTCTTTCCCAGAGAAATATGATGGAATACTTAATAGATACAGAGAAAATATTGATAATTTAGAAGTAAGTAAATCAGTTAAAAGACAGATAAAAGCCATGCTTCTTGATAATTCAGAAGACCGTGCTTATAGTTTATTTACTAATACAATAACAGCAAATAAAAATCAATTAATAGAAAGTCATAATATCAGAGTAACGAATGCTATAGAAAATAGAGATAGAACAAAAGTAAATAAAATAATTTACGATAATTCTGTTGGCCCTAACGCGATTTTTAATAAAGCTGGTGCAGCTTTACAAATAGCAAAAGCAAATAAGGCAATTGATTTAGGTATAGCTGAGGATCAACTATATAAAATGCCAATAGAAGAATCGATTGCAGCTCTTGATGACCCAGATTATAAATACAATGTAGTAAAACAGACACCAGTTTTAGATGAAGCAGGTAATCCTTTAATGGAGGGTGGTACTCAAGTTGGTGCTGAATCTGCTTATAGTATAAATGAACCAGGCATGAGTGAAGATAAAGGTAATAGTATTCCTGTAGAAACAGGGATAAATAGAATAATGGAAAATCAGACACCTGTGATGGAAGGTGGCCGGAGTATAGTCTTGAGCCAAAGAGATAGGACTGCTTTGAAGAAACAATTAATAGATGATGATTATCGAACAAGAACAGCAGAATCACAACAATATGGTGAAAATTTTGAGAAACTTATGGAATTTAGAGCAAATGGTGGAGATTTTGATACTTTTAAAACAGAAGTAAGAGATGGGAAATACCCAGGTATTACAGAAAATAATATGAGAGATACTTGGAACAAGTCTGGAGATATTTTTAATGGATACACAGAGGCAGAACAAAAAGCTGTTTTTGATGAATTTTATGATGTAGTTATTAAAGATTATGATGCTCAAAATAATGTTAAACATCCTGAAAAATTAAAAGAATTATTACAGAAATCAAAATTTTCTATGGGTAATGACAATTACCAGAAAGCAGCAAAACTTCTTAAACTTCCAATGCCAACTGGCAAAGTTATAGATCCAGCAAAAGAATATGCAATAGCAGTAGCAGATAGGTTAAAAGATGATTTAGCAATGGAAAAAATAACTGCTCCAGAAGCAAGAATATATGCTGCTAATGCAATTAAGGCAGGAGATATAGGTAATGAAGAATTTAAAAGTGTTATGGATTATGCGAAAGATTTTGAAAATTCAAATATAAAATCTTTAATTAAGTCTTTAGCCACTAGTGGAGAAATGAACAAATTTAAAGATAAAGATGGAAACATAGATATGGCTAAATATGGGATGGCAGTAACTGCGCTCCGAACAATGATAGAAGAAGGGGCTGGTGTTGACTCACCTTTGACTGTTCCACAAATGAATGATAGATATAATAATCTTATAGCAATGTATACAGATAAATCTATCCTTAAAGAATTAGATCAAGTAGAAAAAAATGTCAGAGGTTTTGGGTATAGTAGATTTGAAGGAGATTCTGATAGAGTTATAAAAAGATTGGTTACTGGCCAATTAGCTCCTTTAAGGTATGTTGATCCTGGGAAGTATGAAGAATTTAGTACATATCTAAATGAACAGGCAAAAATTATTGCTAAAAAAGATTTCCCCGGGAAGGAATTATCTGATGTTGTTGAGCTTCATGAAAATTATATGCCGATTTATAGAATTGATGGTAAAAAATATGTATTTGATGTCTCTACGAATGGAAAATCTGTTATATTCACACCTTTCGATAGAGCTCTTGAGAAATATAAAAATCTTGCATATGGAAAACCTGTCGGAACTGTTTTTGAAAATAGTATTCTTACATTTGATGGGTATAAAAATATGGCAGACCTTGTCCCAGTGGAAATACAAGGGAATGAAGGTTATCTGCTAAAAAAAGATGATAATACAGCAGATTACGATTCTCCAGCTTATGTTATGGCAAGGGATGGAAATGGAAACAAGGTTTTTGCTCCAATTTATACTCCATTAAGTGATACTGCAGGAGTTCTGAAAGAACTTGAAAGTATAACAGAAATTCCTAAGACAGAAAAAGAACTTGAGGAAATAAGAATTAGAAATATTGGGGATGAACGGTACGAAGAGTTAAGACGTAATGCTGGACCAAGGAGATTTTAGTGAGTGATTTAATAGATCAGAGAGTATCATTATCTGATTATATCTCAAGTAACAATAAACCTCCGGGGCCTCAAGGCAATACGGTAGAGCTTTCTCGATATGTAGATTCTGCAACAAATCCTATTTATGATCCTTTGAATTATACAAATCCCAATCTAAGAAAGTTTATGAATTCTCCAGTTGCCACAAATAGATTGCAAATTGCAGATGATCGTGATAAGGCTGCTTCTGAATTAGCAACAAGCTATCTGATGGCTCAGGAATTGGGGATAGATGTAAGTAAGGTAATTGAGAATTATCCACAATATTCAAGACATTTTTTTGGTGACAAGTCTCCTGTTTCCAATTGGCAACATATAAAAGATGCCTACACTGAAGGTGAGTACGGGACCAAGATGGATTTACTTGCAACTGAGTATATTAAATCTCCTTATAGCCCGGAAAAAGAAAAAAAATTCCTTGCTGAGTTATCATTGCTTGAGGCCAAAATGCCTCCTAACTATGATGATAGGGGGAATGTTTTAATGAAGGCTGCAACTGGGTCTGCAGCTCAGATATATAGACAAATTAAAAGTGCTGAATATTTAAGTCCAATTCCTGATATTCAAAGAAGATTACGTGAAGTCGAAGATAAGGATGGCTCTTCTATAGCTGGACTTTTAAAGGGAATGAATGATTATATAACTGGATACGATACAGATAAAGACAGAACAGCCTATGTAACAAAATGGCAAGCTACTCTAGGAAGTTTTGCTTTAGGGCAGGGGATTACTCTTGCTACTTCTTTATATTATTCTGAAACCGAAACTGGGAATACATATCTGGCATTATCAAGAATAAAGACTCCAGACACCATAGGGAAAGACGGAGAGCTCATACCGGGGAAAGGGTTGGACGAAGACACCAAGAGAGCTCTTGCACGCATAGCAGGACCGATAAAGGGACTTTCCGAAGCTTATCTTGAAAAGTTTGGAGCTAAATTAATACCCGGTGTAAATAAACTTTTTGGTTCTCCAAAATTCCTTACTAAAGTTATTACTGATTCTGCAGTTAAAATGGGGGTAAAAGGTGCTTTATTAAAGGCTTTACAGTCTGCGGGTCGATTGGAATTTGGTGAAGTCACCACAGAGATATTCCAAGGTGCTATTGATATTTCTGCAAACAATATTACTGTAGGAATTGACGAAAATTCTGATCTTTTTAAAGATGATATTATTGACGCCAAAGAAGCTGCAGCAATCGGTATAGAAACTTTTGTTGAAACATTTTGGACAGTTGCTCCGACTGCTTTTTTTGGTGGTGGTTTTACAGGGATAGTAGATATAATTAATCAGGATAAATATAAAAAAGAAGATATAAAAAATATAATCAATTCGAATGTAGTAATTTCTATGAATAGTGAAAATGGGTTTTCTACTAAAGAAGTCCAGGAACTCGTTAAGAACGATCCCAGGATGTTTAAATATTCAGATAGAGGGATAGAACAGGCAGCAAGTAAAGCTGTTATCTCTGAAGAACTTGGGATTGAATTGGGTAAAGCTCCAGAGTTTACTCTTGAAGCATTCAAAGCTATGGAAGAGCAGAAAAGTCTCGAAGCTTATAAAAAAACTGAACCTGCTTTTGAAGAAGGAACAGAAGAATTCGAGAAGATGTTCACGCAGTGGAAAAAAGATGAAAACGAAAAACTGGATGATGAGTTAAAAGTAAACAATGAAGAATTATATTCTATCTATGAAAAACAACATCTCGGACAAACCAGAGTAGAAATCAAAACAACTATAGATGCAAATGGGGAGAAACATTATGAAGAAATAAAGGTTCCTGTAGAGCCATCAATTACTTTTGAACAATTCAAAGAGCAGAGAAGAACTAATAATGCTTATGTAAAAAGCTGGCAATCTCTTCCGGATGCAAGAAAATATTTTGCAACAATGCAACCATCTGTGGATGTAATCAAAAGGGTAATGAACGAAGAAATGGATGTAGAAACAAGGGCTTCCTTTCAGAAATCACAGGATAAAGTACAGAGTTTAATTACAGAAGCGATTGCCGGAAGCCGGGTTGCTTCTATTGAAGATTTTGATACAGAAACTAAAATGGAAGTAAAGGTTTTAGAGAGTAGGATTGAAGAGCTTGAAAAAATTGGGAGACAGTATGTAGATACAAAACATAAATGGAGGCAAACTGCGTCTGATAAAGTCTCTATGGCTGCAGTTATTGATAAAATAATAGAACTCCATAAAACAAAATATGAAATCGAAAGTACTTTTGGGAAAGTGAAACATATATTAGAAACTGTTTCACGTGAAATCTATAACAACAGAAGAATCGGAGGGAACCTTAAAAGTATTCATGAAAGATTGATAGAAAAAATAACAGAATATGAGTCAGACCTTTTTCAGGATCTTTTTTCCGGTAAGCTTCCAAAAGCAAAGATGATAGAACAAGTAAAAAAAGCTATAATGGAAAGTTCTGAACTTGCTGGAGATACAGAACTAGCGGAAGCAATAACAGGATTTGAGAGTGAAATGAAAACCATGGAATCTATTATGGTAGAAACCCTGGATGATACTCTTAAAAAATTTGGTGAGGATAATGAGAAAAAAGCAAAACTACTTAGTAACCTCCTATTAGATAAAGTTCCGAATATAAATAAAGAATCTGCTATGCTTTTAATCAAACTGGTTGAATACAGAGCGAATAAATTAGGTTTATCGTTAGAGGATTTTGCATCTAAATATTTCAATTCAAAACCATTTCGTGGACCTGAGTCTGTTATACAAGGAGTTAAAGCAAATTATGTAACTGCTGACAAAAAGATGTACATGGGTTTCTGGCCGTCATCTACTCTTCCTGTTGTAATCCACGAGTTTGGACATATGTTCCAGGATACTTTAAATAAAGAGGATCAGGTTACATTAGATGAATGGTTAGAAAAAGAAACAGTTATAAGACTCGAAGCTGAGTCAACACTTTATCAGAATGAAATAAATAGATTAATGGAGAAGAAAAATAAAATTACAAAAAACGAAACATCTTATGTTAAGAAATCTATTGAAATAATGAAACGCTATGCTATCATAATAAAAGATTATAGAAATGGGAAAATAACAGAAGATTATAAATATGAAATGAGAGAAACATTTGCTCATTCTTTTCAAGAATATGTTGAAAATAATAAATCCTTTAAGCCATTTTTACAAAATACTTTTAATAAGTTTGTTGTTTTTATTCAAAAAGTATTAGGAAAAGAAGTATTTGAATATACAGGGATGAAAAACAAACTTCCTGATAACATTATAAAATTACTTGATGAACAGTTTTCAGATATTTTAACAACAGAAGATGGAGGTCTTGGGGGATCTTTTGATTTTAAAAATTTAATGGCTGAAGAAAAACTTAATGAGCAATTAGAAGTTTCAGCAGATAAACTATGGAAAAAATCTATAGAAGTAGAAAAAGTAAAGTATTTCAAAAAAATGGTTAT